TTATGATTGGGAGAATAGATTTTACCATCATTTTTATCCGTATCCACCCCTATTTCACAAATAATTTGAACATTATTAGATTGTGTTTTATTAGCTGAAAGTCCTCCACAATTTATTTTGAAAAGTGAATTGCCAATTGTTAAGCCATCGTCATCATCATCTAAGATTGCTGGTGGTTTTTGGTATGTTGTTTGAATTAATTCTGATTGTAAATTTGGAATCCCTTGCCAATCGCATTCAAAAACTGAACCTAAATTATAGATATCGGTAGCATACATAATATAATTATTGGTACTCATTGGTTTATATAATAATTCGCCATTATAACTTACTATAACCCCATCGGTTACGCCAACTGATTTACCACTGAATAATTTTTTAACACCATTTTTTATGATATTAGTATTTACCAAATGATTACTTAAATTTTTACTACCATCACCACAAAATTTTTCATCGTTTTTTTTCTTTTTATATTTAAGTAAGAAACTATATAATGAACCGTTTAACCATTCATTGTAAAAATCAAGCTCATAAACATTTAGAATATCAGCTAAAGATTCTCTAATACAAGCTTTAAATTCCTTACTCTTATTAGAGGATTTTGATTTTTTCCTAATTCTATACTTATCTCCATCACAAGGTAAGTAAACTTTTTTTACCAAGGCTAAAATTCTTGCAATAACCACTATTATATCTATGATAACACAAACTATTGTAAATAATGGATTTGTATCCTTATCCGCAGTATTATAAGGTGGGGGAGTTTTACTACCTACGCAGTCATCAACATCTTTAAACCCTATAAAATTCCTATTATTAATCTGTTCATTTTTTTGATATCGAGCTATATGGTTTTTAACTGTGTATATTTTATTCCAATATAAATCCCTATAATGTTCGTCTTTGGTATTTTCATTAAAAGAATAATCAATATCCAAATGAGAAGTAGGGTTGTGCGGTACTAAATATTTAGCTTTGGTTCTTAACCTACCTTCACCACCTGTCTCATCCATACCTATCTTAAACCTAACCTTACTTCTAGTAGGAAATCCTTTTGATATATCATCCGTTGGTACTAAATTACCTTGTTCATCAGTAACTACATAATCTAAGTTCATAGGTATTTGGTAAGCCCAAGCTCCGTTATCATCGATTACTTTACCACCTTCAATATTAAAATTTTCAGTTTCACCGTAAACATTTTTCCTTATCATTTCTATTGTACCACCACCTTCATTCATTTCGCAAACTTTACCTAATTTCTTTCTAGGTCTGCAATTCTTATTTACACTATTTTTATCAGTATCTCCAAAAATGGACCCAATGAAAATTGCTTTAGGTTCAATATTATAATTTAAATCAACATCAATTCTACTAATACCAACTTCATTATCAATCTCTTCACCCCAAAATGGTATAACATTAATACCCATTTGAGTATTTTTTAATTGTGAAAGATTGTTTAAGTTAGTACCACCTTTAAATTTACTTGATGATTCGAAATTTTTACTAGGTATTCCTTGAGCTATAAAATCGTAAGGTCTTTGTGAGAAAATACCAATATCTGATAAGTCAACATCTACATTTATCATATGATTACCAACTGGTACTCCAAATATCATAAAATCTCCAGAATCATTTGTTGTAGTATTGAATTTATAGTATTTCTGATGAATATCTAATAATAATTCATTATCAACTAGTTCCCTTTTATTAGGGAAAGTTCCAACAGGTGTATGACATTCTCCTTGAGAATCATTTGGTAGTGTATTATACCTAACTCCGTCACCATTAACTGTTGTTATATTAGAATATGGATATAGAGCTGCTATTTCTGGCATTTGAGCATCTACGTCATCCAAAGGTATAAAAATAGAAACTTTAGCATTCGGAACTCCGACACCACTATTAACTATCACTCTACCTACAACTACCCCATAATCTGAATAGAATGTCCTATAAACATCTTCTTGAGATATTTTTAACGATAGAATTTCAAGAAAATCAAAATCTTGATTTAATTGGACTTTTAAATGAGTGTCACCACCATTTGGTTCGGTTCTTATTCTTATATTTTTTGACATATTATTTTATTACTTCTACATCCAATAATTCATAATCATTAGGGTTAAAATCTTCAGATATTTCATCCTTATCTTCTTTCTTATTTGATAGGCTTTTAGCGATACTAATTATCGGATTATAATTGCCACCGATTGCTGAGTTAATTCCCATAACCCAAATCACAATAAATATGATTGGTGAAATAATTATAATGAATAATGACATCGAAACAACGTTAATAATCTTTCTTAACATTGGTATTTCAACTTTATCTTCTATTTTTATTGTTTTATCTTTACAGCCACAGCCCATAGTATAATTTTTATTGTAATGTACATTTTTAAAGTAAAAAGGAAAGGTTATTTAACCCTTATTGTAATGTCTTTACTTGGGTATTTTATTTCAAACATACTAATTGGATTTCCAAATAATGTATATTCACCTAATAAATTTACTTGTCTAGTTTCGTCATCAGTATAAGGTTGTTCAATTTCATTTAATGAATACTTACCACCACCTACTTTATTGAATACTCTAATATCTAAAACATTCACCACACCTGCCACATTATTTACACTTTCAATAAGTTGACCTAGGTAGATATTTTCTCCCATATGATGGTCGTTGATATCCATAAAGGTAGTTACCTCATTAATTGCGTTGGTTATTATTTGTGAGCTTGGAAATTCTTTATCTATAAGTAAATCTAATTCAAATCCTAAATTGATAATTCTACCATCACCGATATTTACATAATCGTTAAGCATTCTGTAATCAGCTAAATAATTTGAAATATTATCTTTTAATGTACTAGTAGATGAATTGGTTAATTTGCTATTGCTATCTAAACCTAAAATATAAACAAGTATCTTATTTTGTTCTTCGTAAACACCACTTCTAAAAGGTACTCCGAATTCTCCAGGCATAAGACTTATTCTAGCTTGGTAATCTTTAATTGTTACAGCTCTATTTTGTGATGCGAAATTATATCTTACCAGGTTTCTAACTTCATCAATTGATGGTTCATCTCTACCACCTAACGCTGGTATTGGGTTATTTATTCTTAATGAATCTCTTACCGCTATATTGATTGAATCTTCAGCACCATTAACTGTCATATCAACTAAATTTACAGTAGTTATAGTATCAGAACCTAAATTTGTATTTGCTCCACCACCAACTCTGTATTGAATATACATTGTAGTGTTAGCTTTCGGAGTTTCACCTAACGCTAAATTATTGATGAAATCACCAACTCTAATCAGTAACGAGTCATTAACATCAGTTGTTGATGTCGTAGTATCTTGATTACCGCCACCGAATATTAATTTAGTAAATCCGTTATCTGTATATTCTCTAATAAATTTTCTAGTTATGCGAACCCACTTTCCTGGACTTACACTAGAATTATCACTTACAATTGTAGTATCTTCAATGAATTTTGTATCTTCAGCTAGTGCATCTACCTCAAACCATCTATCGTCAAACTCTAAAAAATCATCTAACGATGGAGTATTAGTGTAATTAACACCATTTTTAGCTATAATTGATGTAACTGATAATACGTCATCATCTGGTAAAATTAACTCATAAAATGGAACAACTTCGGCATTAGATATGGTCTTTTCAAATGTTTTCGTAACACCATTTAATACTATTTCCCTTTTTGTTAGAGTGTAATTCACTATTGTCCCATTTGCATTTGTATTTGGAACTATAAGTCTATTTGGTAGACCTCCTGTTGTAAATGGACTTTCAAAGTTGATATCATCTACGGTTTCAAATAATTTACCACCACCTGATAGTTGAGCACCAGTTCTAATTACTGGCGCATAGGAAATATCGAATGAATCTCCATTAACTGGTACGGTAACTGAAAAATCTACAATACTTATTGATGGTCTTTTGCCTGGAATTTTTAATCCGAAGGTTCTAGCCATTGATAGTATTGAACTTCTTTGTTGTGCGTAATCTATTTGTGTTTCTTGAAATAATCTATCCGTATTTGCGGATAACATATCACTTACAGCTGCATTTAGTTCGATTAACATCATACCAATTGATGCATCGTTAAAATCTGATAATAAATCAGGATAATATTGTTTTACAAAATCTATTAGTTCTGTACGTACATCAGCGAAGTTTCTACTTGAATATGCGATTCCTTTTCCCATTCTTTAATTGTTTATATATAAATATAAACATAATAAAAAAGTTGGGTAAATAAAGCTATTTTATGTAATTTCTGTTAAAGTTTTATTATTACAAAATCCTTAGTTTCAAAAACATCCTCAGTAATAGTGTAACTTACCTTAACAATCACCCCATATTGACTTTGGGTTTCCTCTTCCATTTCAACGGAGGTTATTTTTAAGTTTGGGATGTATTTTCTAACTGCTTCAGTAATTTCAGCTTGAATTTCGGATGATGTGATACCATCCATAGGGTCGAATAAATGTTTACGTAAGTCTGTACCAAAATCTGGTAAATATAATCTTTCACCCTTATTGGTCATAATAAGGTGCATTAAATCAGCTTTTATTGCAGCTGTATCGGTAACATTAAGGTCTAAGAAGAATCCTTTTGGACTATCCCTAAATGGAAAATTAATATTTATACTTTTATTAGCCATATTTGTATTTTAATAATAAATATCTTAAAGTAAAGTTTTAACCAAAAAAAAGGTAGACTTTCGTCTACCTTTGGTTATTATCTTCTTCATGGGGAACCCTGTCCCATGGCATTCCATGCACCGATAACACCAGCTTCAGCGAAGCGCCCCGCGGAATATTTTTAAGGTTATCGCGCAAAATAGCCTTATGAGTTTCATACATAGGATCAAAAAATGACAATTCCGGCGAGATAATCATTTTGATCTCTTTATGGCCATTTTCTTCCTGCCATTCATGCACGTAATGCATGGCATGCTTGATGCTGCCGTTAAATTCCTCATGGTGAGAATAGATCGGACGCGGGGCAGCAAGCACCAGGGTATCTATATCCTCATCCAGCAAACTGAACATGGCCTCACGAGCGCTGGTCGGACTATCT